TACTAAGAGCTTGAGCCATTCCTCGGCTTTGAGTGTTGACTTCTTGAATTGAGCTTGTTTTAACTCAACTTTCTTTTCTAACTGTTTCATAATATCCTTCCGTCTGTTTGTATTGTTTAGACCTTGCAACCTCCGAAAAGGTTACAAGGTAATTTGTTTTTTTAGTAATTTATTTTTAGCGTAAAGTCGTAGAAGTTGTTACCCTCGAATGATTGCTCCATTGCTGGGTTTATCCAACCATTTCCAACCCAACGCTTTAGGTCTTGCTCGGTTGCTTTTCTAGTCTTTTGCCATTTCTCGTTGTACTCACTATCCACGGTGTACTTATATTCGATAGACGCTTTATTAGTCTTGTATATATATGCTGGGTAGTTGTTGCCGTTGGCTGTTCTTATTGAGATAGCCATTCCTGTATAGAATTGAGACATGAATTTCTTCTGTCTTCTGTCTTTCTCTTGTCGAATAGAGTTAGACGCAATCTCTAATTCATGGTCACTAAATGATTTGAAATCACTAGGTAGTAATACAGTGTTCATAATATCCTCTCGTTTGTTTCAATACTTAGACTATTGTTGAGAGCAAAAGGTTACATGTTTATTTATTTTTTTTTCTGTGAGATTACTTGGTTATTAATAGACACCCACTCTCTGTCTTATAAATGTTTAAACAGGGTATATACCTACTCATATTGTGTACACATCATATAGTATGTACAACATATTGTGTCTATATAACAACATACTAGATATGGTATAGGTATAGAGATACACTATATATAGGGGGGTTTAATATGGGGTAGTGTGTAGTGTAGTGTGTATCCCCTAAAGATTATCTGTTAATTTTTAGACATAAGAAAGCTGGTACAAAGTAGGTAGGTACTTTACCAGTTAGGGTACCAAGTTAGTAATGATTTATCATTGGTAACTTGCAGTAAAGGAAACAGAGGAATACAGCTAACCCTGTGTCACTCCCTCCCAAAAACCAGAATGAACTCAATAAGTAACATTTAAATATGTGAAGTAATAGCCTATTACGCTAGTTACCATGGTCCTGCTAATCCACTTTGTTTGCTTGTGGTCCTTTGTCCTTTTCTAAAAGCAGGAAGAACGAAGTGTTTGTATATCCACTATACCACCTTGTATTTTTAATGGTAGTATTTACTTAGGGTGAATTACTTGAGTGTAGGAGTTTCCTCCTTTCGCCTACTGCCCTGTCAGTAGTTCACCCTAGTTTTCTAAATAAATATATACATTAAATACTAGGTAGGTTATAATGAAGTACGATTGACGATTATTCATAATTGTCTTCCTTTGTTTGATAGTACGCCCTCCAGCAATGGAGGGTTTGCTATAGTAACAGTATGAATTTTATTTATGTACTTGACTGCGACATCTGTTTGCACCCTTACTGGGAGGATGAACTTATTAATGGTGTTTGCCCAGGGTGCCAGGAGTTTGAAGAAGAATGAGTAAATCAAAAGAACACTACAGTTGCAGAATATGCAGTAACGCTACTTTACTAGACGGAGTTACTGGTTTATGTTATGACTGCAATAGAGGGCATATATAAAAAAAATTTTTTTACCTACCTAAAATATCACATAGTTTACAATAGACATACCTGGAAAATCCAGGTGCTGCGTATGAGGATACGCTTCAATTTATGAAAGAAAGAAAACTTTTCATCTAAGAAAAAGTACTTGGTGTACTGTGTAAGAGAAGGAATGTTTTTGTGGATTTCATATTTTTCATTACAGTAAATGGACAGACTGTACGAACAGAACCTCACTTCGGTGAGGTTTTGTGTTATCATAATATAAACAACATAGGAGTTAATATGCCAAAAGGTATTGGTTACCCAAAAGGGATGAAGAAAAAATCCAAAAAAGGTAAAAAGAAAAAAAAGTAAGTATGGCTGAATATCAAGGTAAATCTGTCAAGCTCAACAGTCCATCTAGGATTGGTAAGGGTGAGCCAGGTCATGGTAGAAAAAAATTTAAAGTATTTGTTCAAGATGGTAGCAAAGTTAAAAAGGTTATGTTCGGTGACCCCAACATGGAGATACGGAAAGATAACCCAAAAGCTAGAGCATCATTTAGAGCAAGACATAAATGCAGTACAGCTAAAGATAAGACAAGTCCAAGATATTGGTCTTGTAAGATGTGGTAAGGAGTAAACATGGCAGCTAAAAAAGGTTTGTATTACAATATGAACAAAAGAAAAAAAGCTGGTACAAGTAGGTCTAAAAAGAACTCTACTATAAGCCCAAAAGCGTATGCAAATATGAAAAAGGGTTTTCCTAAAAAGAAAAAATAAATTGATACCTTGTCCGTCTTGTGACGAAGACTTATCCGTAATTGATGGTAAAGTAATGTGTATGAATAAAGATTGTGAGAACTATGGCAAATAGACCTTTATGTTATGCAGGAGGATGCCACAGACCACTACCTAAAGGTAAGCGTAAATTCTGTTCTGATAGATGCTCTAATAGAATTAATATGCAAAAGAAAAGAGCACGAAAAGCTGGTACCGAATGGGTGCAAGAAGATGACAGTTTAAACATACCATCACAAAAACCAAGTGTTGCTACAAGGCGTGGTCAAGTATACGAAGATATTAAATCATCTGGACTTGCACAAGAGATATACGAAAAAACTATAACGCTTACTGATGTTGCAAAAATATTAGAGACAACACCTGCAGCAGTACAGATGGCATACCAGGCGTACTTAGAAGATTTACAAACAGAACAAGCCCAAGAAACATGGGCTCTACCAGTTGTAGCAGAAAAAACACTAGAAGATTTTGACGAGTTTAGAGATAGGTACTTTAGAACAGAACAAGGCGTACCATATCTAACACCTAAGTTTCATAAGAACTGGATAGAAAGTATTATGAAAGCTATAGAAACTGGTGGTCAGCACATGATATTATCACCACCACGGCATGGCAAAACAGAATTACTTATACACTTTGTTGTATGGCTTATTGCTAAAAATCCTAACATAAGAATTATGTGGGTAGGTGGTAACGAAGACATTGCAAAGAACTCTGTTAGTGCAGTTATGGACCAGTTAGAAAATAATGAACTGTTAATAGAAGAACTGTGTGGACCTGGACCAACATTTAAACCTAAAACGAAATCTAGTAAGTCATGGTCACAAAATGGTTTTACAGTAGGCACACGAACAGTCACAGGTATTAAATCACCTACTATGGTAGGACTTGGTCGAGGTGGTAAGATTTTGTCACGAGACTGTGACATTATTATTGCTGATGACATTGAAGACCACAGCTCTACTATGCAACCAGCATCAAGAGAGAACACAAGAAACTGGTGGACTACAACATTGTCTAGTCGTAAAGAGGAACACACAGCTATGATAGTTATTGGTTCTAGACAACACTATGACGATTTATACTCACATCTTGTTGATAACGAAAGTTGGACAACTACAGTAGAACAGGCACATGATGTAACTTGTACATTGCCAGACTGGAATGATGACGCACATAACAAATGTATGTTGTGGGCAGAAAAAAGAACTTACAAGTGGTTAATGGGTAGAAAGTCTGCTGCAGAAACTACAGGTGGTAGAGCTATTTATGAGATGGTATATCTTAATGTAGCTATGCCAGATGGTCTAAGTTTATTTTCATCAGAGGAGATAGAGTATTGTAGAGACCAGACTAGAGATATTGGGCAGGTACCTGCTAATGTACGATTAATAGCAGGACTTGACCCTGCATCAACTGGATACCAAGCAGCATTTTTGTGGGGATACAATCAAGACAATGATACTTTGTACATGATTGATATGGAAAACTCTTTAGGTGGAGGTATACCACAGGCATTAGAGATAATTAAAAAATGGTTCCAGGAGTACAACTTAGCACACTGGGTTATCGAGGAGAATGGTTTTCAAAGAGCGATACGACAAGATAAATCAATTAGAGAATTTTCAGCAAAGCATGGTGTATTTTTAGAAGGTACACAGACCTATGGTAACAAGCACGACCCAGTTTATGGTGTTACTGCTATGAGACCATTGTTTGCAAATAAGCTAATTAATTTACCTTATCGTAGCTTTGAGGCACAAGAAAAGGTAAACTTATACAGAAGTCAGTTAGTGTATTTTAGTTCTGCTCAAAACAAAAGTAGAACTGTAGGTACAAAGTCTGACATTGTTATGGCAAGTTGGTTTCCAATGAAAACAATAAGGCGTTTACAAAAAGAGAAACTTGCTACAATGGGTATGGATTACTCACCTAGTTTTACAGGATATGAAGGACTAGGAATAGATTTAGATAGTTGGAGATAAATGGTCAAGACAGCAGATGAGCTTTACAACAGAGTATATGAATTACGACAACTTAACTCTGTTATGTCAGCAGACAAACACAATGTAAGAGCAATACTTAATGGTGGTGCAGATGGATTAAAAGCACTACTAGGTAAAGATATGCGTGACATGGATTATAAACAATTACCTGCACCTAACTTACTTATGTCTGCGTTAGAAAGATTTGCACAAAAAATTGGTAGAGCACCAGATTTAAAAGTAGATATATTTAATGATAAAGATAGTGAGAGAGCTACAAAGAGAGCAGAGAAACTAGAACGCATTGTTACTGCTTATGATGATATACAAAAATTAGATTTACAATTACCACAAGTTGGTAGATGGTTACCTGGTTATGGCTTTGCTGTATGGGTACTAAAAGAAAAAGTAGATGCAAATGGAGTACCATATCCATACGCAGAAATTAAAGACCCTTATCTTTGTTACCCAGGACATTTTGGTGCAGACCAACAACCTAAAGAGTTAGCAATACTGCAAAGAATACCTCACGCAGAACTAGCTAGGACTTATCCACAGTTTAAAAATGTAATCATGGATGAAGTAAATGATGAGTACAACACAATGGCTTATATGTCTAGTCACGACAAAACATGGGCTAACCAAGATGGAACAGGTAAAGTTGTTGCAGAGTATTATGATGAGGAAGGTACTTATGTTTTCTTGCCAGAGAACAAAATTATATTAGATTTTATACCTAACCCATTAAAGTCTGGACCAAGATTTGTTATAGCAAAGCGTTTTAGCTTTGACCAACTACAAGGACAATTTCATCATGTTATAGGATTGATGGCTAATATGGCAAAGATAAATATTCTATCTGTCATTGCAATGGAAGATGCTGTGTTTACAGAAACCAACATCATTGGCGAGATAGAAAGTGGACAATATAGAAAGGGTAGGTTCGCTGTAAACTACTTGACACCAGGTAGTCAAGTATCGAAACCAGTAAACAACTTACCTTATCAGTTGTTCCAACAGATAGATAGATTAGAAAGACATCTTCGCTTAGGTTCTGCATATCCAGTATCAGATGATGGGCAATCGCCTAATGCTTTTGTTACGGGTAGAGGATTAGAAGAACTTGGTCAGTCATCATCACTACATGTGAAAGAGTATCAAACAGTTATGCAAGATGCTCTACAGCAAATAGACGCTAAGAGACTTGAGTGGGATGAAGCAATGTATGGCAAGATGCGTAAACCTATTGCTGGTTATCGCAAAGGCACAGCATTTAAAGAAACTTATGTACCAGAAAGTGATATAGGACAACTATATAAAACACGCAGGGTATATGGAGTTATGGCTGGTTTTGATGAACCACAAAAAATTATTACTGGTTTACAATTAAAACAACAAGGTGTCATAGATATGCAAACATTACAAGAAAATTTAGATGGATTAGATAACATCTCACAAATACAAAATAGAGTTAATGCAGAAAAAGCAGAGACTGTATTGTTTGAAGCACTTATGGCACAAGCAGCACAAGGTAATATAAAAGCTAGTTTGGCTGCTAAAGAGATTAGAAAAAATCCACAAAACATGACAGAGATACTAGACGAGTTTTACACAGAAGAAGAAGTCCAAGCACAAGAACAACAACAGGCAGCTGCACAACCCGAACCAGATATAGCATCTGTTCTTTCGCAGTTAGGTGGAGGATTACCTCCAGAACAAGTAGCAGCTGGACCTGCTATACCTCCAGGAGCTGGTCTTGTCTAACCCTGATAAAATTAATGAACAATTTATTGATATAATAAATCAAGAAGATTGGAACGAACCAGCTTTTACAGAAGAAGTAGAAACAATTATAAACTTGTCTCCTATTGTTAGACCAGAAGAAGCATTAGGTGATGTACCTCTAGGAAGTTTTATTATCCCTACACCAATACCAAATGTGTACATCAGTGTAGCATTAGGATTTGAAATAGATAATGGAGATGATTATGGTACGCAAATCTAAGTCGTTTAAACAAGCAACAGATATGACTGTAGACGGAGCGTATGCAGATTTAGTTGTACCACCAAGAATGGAAGGCGACCCAACAGGACAATCAGCAGCTATTGAAGGTCAAATAGATGCTATACAAAATGAAGTTGCAGCTACAGGTGGTATGCCGAGTGCTGCTATAACACAACAACCAATAGGTGATGTATTTAATACTCCTACACAATTTCCAGATGAACCTGGATTTGTACCAGAGAAACAATTAAGTACACCTACACCAATAAGCGAAGCACAAGTTACTAAGCAAGTATTGCTAGATAGGTTCCCAGAACTAAAATATAGGTTTATCTAATGTCGTTTTATATGAACTGGGGTCAAGAGTGGCTTAAGTCACAAAAGGAACACAACCTTGACAAACAAGCAGTAGAACAAGCTAAAAATTCTATGTCTGAAATAGAAGTAGAAGCACTAGGTAAGAAAACATTAGACTTCCAATCTATGAACCCTAACGAAGATAGTGACTTACCATACGCAGCAGCATCTATGGGATTGACAGGTACAGATTACTACAACCTTTGGAAAGACACAGAGACAGTTGTACCAGACCCTAAAGAAGATTTTGTTAAAAAAAGAAGTACATCTTTTTGGCAACAGATAAAAGATGGTGTACAAAAAACTAAAGATGTACAACAAGAGACTAGACAAGATTTATGGGGTGATGCACAGTTAAGAAAAAGTACAGTAGTCAATGCTTTAATTGTAGGACTTAATGCTAGGTTTCAAGACTACCAAGTTGCTGGTGCTAACTCCTATGGTGTTGCAGCTAAAGCAGAATTACAAAGACTAGCTGCAGAACAAGGTAAAGAATTAGATAGAGACTACTCTAGATTTGTTGGAGACCCAGAAACAGAAGATAATGAAATACCTATAACCTGGAAGTTACAATCTTTTATTAAAGGTTTAGAAGCTGGTGCAGTAAGAAGTGCTATTAAAAAGGGTGCAAGAACATTAGGATTTGAATTAACAGAAGAACAACTAAACTTAGCTCCATTAGCAGTAACCGATAGTTTAAGTTTTTTAAATACACAAAAAGATTTTAAATTTACACAAACAGATATAGAAGTTATTAATAAACATTTTCCTAGTGTGTATAGAGAAAACTTAAAGATTGCACAAGACGGAGAAGTAAGAGAACCAACACTACAAGAAAGACTAGAAGCATATATAGATACATCTAATCAGTTGTTAGGTTCTGGTAGTACAGAAGGTATAGAGCAATACTTTGGTTCTAATGAATACTTTCAAGAAGCTATGACTTCTAGAGAAGGTTTTAAAAGATATAGCATACCAGCTACACCAGGTGACCAGATTAGATATACACTTACTGGTTCGTTAGGTGGAGAATACTCACCATTAAACAATGTTATAGCTGATGTAAAACTTGAAACAGAAGGATACATAAATGATTTAGTTGATACTTATAACAAATCAGATATGTCAGATGAGGAATTTCAAACAAAGTTTAATGCTTTGTTATCTGCAGAACAAGATAAAATATCTGATTTAAACTTTGAACCTAAACACGGATGGAATGCTTGGATAGGATTTATTACAAACCTAGGTGGTATGGCATTAACAGACCCAACTATGGTGTTACCTGGTGTTGGTATTACTGGTAAAGCAGCTACAACAAAAACATTAACCAGTGTAGGTAGAGAACTAGATGATTTCTTAAAAGCAGGTGGACAAGCAGCAGATTTTTGGATTGACAAAGACCCAGTGATACAAGGTATGGCAGAGGTAATAACTAAAGCTGTTAATGATGGAGCACCTATTATGACTTACTTAGTAAGAAATGGTTTTAGTGCAAGTATGGCAAAAGAGGTTGTTGATAATCCAGACAAAGTATTTGATGTAATTAAAGATAGTTTAACTGGTGGCGTTATATCTGATATTCGCTTTAAAGGCAATAACTTAACACAAGCTAATGACTTCCATATACAAGCTAAAGTATTAAATGATAACTTTTTAGATAACTTATATGCAGCTATGACTGATGACCAGTATCAAGCAACTTACATGAGAGCTGGTGGTAGGAAATCTGGTAACCCAGTTCGTACAATGATGTCAAGTTTTAAAGATATTTTTGGTGGTACAGATGTAAGACTACCATCAAGACCATGGGCATACTTAACAGAAGTAGATAGAGCTGTAGATACATTTGTTAAAACAGGTTATATGTTTTCTATACCAGAAAATAAGATAGATGATTTGCTTATTAAGTTCCATGACAACATACAAGCAAAAGATTACAGAGGAGCACAAGCTGTATTTTATGATGAGCTGATAAAGACAGAAGGAGCATTACAACTTAGATATACATTTGGTGTAGCAGACAATGAAATAAAACAATTTATGTCTGACCACTTAGATGATGTTAGAGGATTTGGTGAAAAGGGTAGGACATATAGACCTGCACTTAGCAACAAGTTCTATGATAGAGCAGCTATGCAAGAAGGTTTAGACCCTATAGCTAGAGCACAGTTTTCTAATACATTGCTATCTGAAACAGATAAACAATGGGCTACGCAACATGCACTAGGTATGGTAGGACAAGCTATGGACTTAACAATTAATGTTCCAGATTTAAAACCAATACTTAGATATACAGGTATGCGTAGAAGACTGCGTAACAAAGTATTTAAAAAGAATGGGTTTGAGGAAAGTATGGATGCAGTACGACAATCTGTAGATGAAGGAAAGCTAGGTACTTTTTATGACCCATCTACACCAATAGGTAATGAACTTAAAGGTGTTATTGCAGATGGACTAGATGACCCTGGTGTACTTTTTAAATATGGTGCAGAAGTTATACCATTTAAAGCAACAGATATGGCGTTTACTTTTATTAGTAGAGTATGGATGCCTTTACAGCTAGTTACTCGTGTTGCTTTCCCATTAAAGATTACTACTGATGGCAACTTAAGAATGGCAGCTAGAGGTATGTCTTCTATATTTAGAGACCCATGGGAGTATTTGAAACTAATATGGAATGACCCTAATGCTGCAATGGTTAAATTAATACAAGCACAAAACCCAGACTTTAAACCATACACAGCTCTTACTGGACCATTTAGAACTACAGCGAAAGTATTAGATGAAAAGTATCCAGAGTTTATTAGAAAAGGATTAGGAGCTTTAAAAGAAAATAACGCAAAGTTTGGTTTACCAGAAGTACAAGACTTGTATGAAAGAGACCCAAGGTTTACAAGTGTCTTTAGAAAAAACAGAGGTGACTGGGAAGATATAAGAAAGTACGCCAGTGCAGAAGAAGTTGCAGAAGGTGCTGCTACAAAGATAGGTTTAGAAGATGATTATATAGAAGCGTATGCAGATTATCTAATTACACAAATGGCACATGACCCATTTATGCCAGTAGTTGCACAAGCAATGAAAAAGAATTTAACAGATGAAGAAGTTGTAGACATTATACAAAGAACACCATATCTTATGGATGAGATACAAGATATGAATAGAAAGATATTGTCTATTAGAAGTGTTGATAAATCATCACAAGTTATACCAGTTATAACTACACAACAAGACTTTATAGATTTTGTTAAACATCACAAGATGACCATATCTAACTTTACTGCTAACCAACAAGACTTAATGGATATTATTGCACAAGGTAAAGTTGGTAAAACAAACATTAGAAGTCTTGATGTAGCTAAACAATTTAACAAAAAAAAGATTAAAGAAGATATAACGCCAATGATGTTAGAAGTATTAGAAGATTTACCTTTCACAGTGCCAGGTGTAAAAAGCGAAGTCAAAGGTTTTGCAGCTAAGTATGGTGCATTTATGGATGCGTTGTTCTTTGCAGTCGGTCAATCAGAAGCAACATTATCACGAATACCTACATTTAAACAAGCGTATTATCACTTCTTAGAAAGCAACTTAGTGTTTGGTACAAGAAAATCTTTACAAGATGTTTTAGATGCACACTATGACCCAGAGAATGTAATCAATTTACCAGGGGATTTAATAGCTGCAGTAAAAAGAAACTTAACAGACGCAGAAGTACCATTCGAGCAAATAGAAGAAGTAATGAATAAAGTAGTTAGACAAAGATTACAAGTTACAGATGATGCTGTAACATTTGTTGCATATAACGCTGATAACAAATACTCACCTAGAGTATTACAGTCAGTATCTAAGAACCAGACAGTGTTAGATTTAAATTTAGCTAATGCAGAAAGCAAAGCATATAGTATTGAAACTGCAGGTAGAATTAGATTAGGTGACGAGAATACAAAGATTGGTGCATACTATTCATCACTACCAAGAAAAAATGTATTAGTTGATGGTGTCTTAGACAAATCACAAGATATGCAATTCAGTAGAGCAATAAGAGAGTTTCACAAAGATACAGGTAAAAATACTTATAACATTACTACTGATTTTAAAAATCTAATTAAGGAAAATCCTACACCTACTATCAAAGAACTAAGAAAAGTATTGCAAATGGGTAATGCTAAATATGATGATGTTGCAGAATTGATGCAGCAAACAGGATTACTTGCAATGGTAGATAGTAACGCAGGAAAACTTGTTATGAATAATGCAAGAAAGAGTGGAGTAATCTCACAGTTTACAGAGATTGAGTATCACACAATGTTAGACCTAGATGATATAAGAACTGACAATGTTAGAAACATGACATTCAATGACTTAAACAAAACTGCATCTGGTTATGCGTTTGAGTTACACAACAGATTGTTGTACAACTTACTTGAAAGAGGGTACTTAGCAGAAGCATATAAAGTTGGTTTGCCATTCTTCGAGGCATATAGAGAAGTGTTAGGAAGATGGACACAACTAGCTGCTGCAAACCCTAGAGCAGGAGCACAGGTAGGATTTGCTTACAGAAAAGGTATAGAGAATAACTATGTGTATTCAGATAAGTTTGGAGAGAAGTACTTAATTATACCTGTAGGTGGAACAGCATTAGAAAGTTATGTTAAAACAGAAGGTGAAGGACTTTGGACGGATGATATAAGTTTGACAGAAAGTAATATTATATTAAAAAGAAGTCTACCTATATCGGCATTAGGTGTTGCTGGTGGTGGATTACTACCTCCACTAGGACCAGTAGTTGCTATACCAACAGGATTTGTTACTAGAGATAATCCAGAGATAAGAAGATTGTTAGAGAGAACTATCTTCCAATTTGGTTTACCTTTTGACAGTATGGGTAGTGGAGATATTAAAGACATACTAGGAGAAATACTGGTAGAAGAAAACTTACCAGCTACAGGTAAGAACATCTTAAACTCTGTTGCTTCTAAGTTGGGTGTATCTGGTATAGATGAAGATTTATATTTAGCTGCAACTACACAAGCAACACAAATAGCATCAATACTTTATCCTAATAAATCAGATGACCCACAATTTATATTTGATACAGCTGCAATTATACGAGATAACATATACCAGTTAAAAGCCTGGGATAGAAACATTAACCCATTAGTACCAAAACTAAATGTGTTATATCGTATAGATGAAGACAACGATACTTTTAATGAATGGTACGGAACTACAGAAGAAGTATCTGGTGTTGTATGGAATAGCTTTGTAGAGTTATCAGTTGTCCATGGTTTTTATCAAGACCTAAGAGAACAATATGCTTTGACTATGGGTAGCAAACAAGCAGATTATGAAGCTACATTGGATGTTGTTAGGTTACTGGGTCTAGATATTTATGATTTAGAAACTTCTTTTACAACTGCACAGTTACAGCTTAAAGGTAAGAACATATCAGAGAGTGGACCTATGGCTAGAACAAAACCAGAGTATGATTTCTTAATTGAAAACCCAGAACTGTATGGTGATTATGGTTCATCTATTTTATATTTCTTTGACAAGCTAGGAACTGGTGAAGTTGATTACACATCTTATGGTATACAAAAAGGTTTAGGTAATATAACACCATTGAACAAAGAGGAGTTCTATTGGAGAGCTTCTACTTATGCAGCATCACTTGTAGAGAGAGCAATGCTTGAAAGATTTCAAGGTAAGTGGGATAAAGAAAGATACACAGCAGCTGAACAAAAGATAGAGAAAGCAGAACTAGAACTTACTCTAAGAAAAATGTTTCCTTTAGCGTATCAAGTAGACCCAGCAGAGGTAGCTACATTATTACCAGGTAAAGAAATACCAGATAGTTTTGACTGGGATTTAGTTATACCTATATTAGAACAAGCTATTACAGACCCAAGAGTTCAAGGATTAGGTGGTTTATACCCACAAGTAAGTGAATATCTAAATTACAGGAATGAAGTAATTAAAGGTATACAAATAGGAAAAAACATACCACTGAAAGAAAATGCAGTAATATGGTTAAGGACACAGACTTCCGAAGAAGCACAGCTTATTAGAGATGGACTGTACAAGTACGGAGCTAACTTAGCACAAGAAACTCCAGAGTTCTTACCAGTCTTCCAAGATGTGTTTTATAATGAAGTAACAAGATTTGGTCTAGGAGATTTATCAGATGAGTGAAAACGAAACACAAGGATACACAATGCCGAGAGGTATAGGTGGCATAGAAGATGCACCTAGAATACCTACGCAACCAGGAGCAGGAGACGCAACACCTACAGCACAATGGGTAATAGATTTATTAAGTGATGGTGTTGATACTAATAAACCTTTAGGTGATGGTTTTCAAAGTAAATATACAGAGGAGATAACAAGATTTGATAGTACGACAGGCGAGTATATTACTAAGCCAACGACACTAGATGCACAAGAGTATTTAAAAGCTAAAGGATATAACTTTATTTATTATCCTTATATGGCAGGTGAAGTTGCTAGAGATATAGCACCAGGACTAAGAATTATTTTAAAGAACCAACTAGCTAGTGTAGGACTAATAGACCTATCTAAGACACAAGGTTCTATGATTGATGAGGAATTTACTAAAGGTATTAGAAGACTTATGGAGTTCTCTATGAACAATGGTGGTAAGTTAGACTGGGTGCAAAGCCTAGGTGTACTTAGAACAGATATGTCTGTAAGAAAATCTGCTAAGACAAAAGCACCAGTTATTGAAAATGACCAGATGGATGATATTGTTGATGAGTTGTTAGCAAAATCAAAAGCCAGAAAAGGTGCACCACTAAGTCAAGAAGAAAGAGAATACATTAGTAGTAAGATAAACAATCGTATTGGTTTCTTTAATCAAGAGATACAAGGTCTTAGTGCTGGTACAGAAGGTATGTTAGCATTCGACCCATCTACTCCAGTTGGTGGTAGATTAATACCAGGAACACCTGCAGAAGAACCAGACGCTGAACAGTTTGCAGAAGACTTAGCTGGTATTGAAGAAGAAGTATTTGCACCAAGAGAAGAAGCTGCAAGAGTTGCAGGAGAAACAGAAGCTACAAGAGCTAGAGGTGCAGCAACAATAGCTGGATTAACTAATCTATCTAGAAGGGGTGTACAAAGATAATGGAAGAAGCAGTGCAACAGTTTACAGTTGAAGAAGTAAAACAAATGTTGTTTGATGAGCAAGTTAATGGTGATGACGCTGGTATATTACTTGCTATTGCATATCTTGAAAGCAAGTTTAAACACGGAATAGACGGAGATACAGACCCTAATGATAAAGGTTTGTGGCAGATAAACCCACCACAGTTTTTTAAAGGACAAGAGCCAGATAACATGGTTAAGAACTTCTATGCAGAACAAGGCGAAGTTTTATCATTAGATGAGTTTACAAATAAGGTTAAGTACGACATAGACTACGCAACTAAGTTTGCAGTACACATAATGGATTACAGAAGAAAGAACCCTAAGTCTTATGGACCAGACCCTTTTGATGCTTGGACTACATACAAAGAATATATAAAGCCAAACATGAAAAACTTAGGAGCAGCAGACCAATTAATATTTAAGAATGGTTTAGATGCAGAGATTACACAAGCTATAGGTTATATTAAAAACTATAATGATATAGATTTTGTAGAGACTACACCTACTACATCTAGTACTACTACATCTAGTACTACAACAATGCCACCGACTACAACTACTACTATGCCTAAAGATACTCAAATAGATACATCATCTAGAAGTCAAGGTATTACAAATATGTTCGGTCAACCAACTGTAGATGATTTTAAAAGTAAGACTAGAGCACAAGTAATACGCTTACTCGAAGCATCTGTAAATGAACAGAGAGGTAGAAAAAATTTACCAAAGGTTAGCAATAATGTTAATGTTGATACAGATTTCGCACAGTTATCTGATGACCAGAAAACTGTCTTAGATGTACTAAGAGGTTTTTATGGCGAAGACTAATCCAATAGAATTATTTGATGAGACTAAACTAGGTGACCATAAATATTTTAATGCTTGGTATACCAATCATATTGACTGGATAAATCAAAACAGAGATACAGACGAATACAATTTATTACTATCTAAGTTTTATAATGCTGAAATGATTTTGTAATATGAATTATTCGGATTTAATTAAATCTCTTATTGCAGCTCATGTAAAAGCTGTAGGACCAGGGGCAAAAATCTTACCTCAATACATATTACAAAAACTTGTTTCGAGAAATGCAGTACATCCTACGCTCGTACAAGAAATTAAAAATAGTTTTTTACAAATAGTTTCGCCAGAAAAATTAGAGGACTTTATTGTTGATGCTTTTGATATATTAGACAAACAAGTTTCTAATGATAACTTTGGTTTAGAATACAAAAATAAATGGCAAGACATACCTTTACTTGGTAATACTGGAATGACAAACTTAAACAGTAGGCATAGACATTTTTTCGGTGCAAAGATAATGAGATGGATGGAATTTTTTAACGGAACAGAAGAAACGCAAAAAATAATTAAAGATGGTTTTTTAAATCAGATAGTAGATGAACTTTACAAAGCTGATGGTCCAGCTGTTGCTGCTTTAGATAGGCAAAAAATATTTGCAAAAATTGGTAAAGAGATACCTAGAAATTTATTGATGTTTATGTTAGACATGCCGAACAGAATGTACAACGCAGATTTGTCTGGTAAAACATATCTTGAAACAGTCAATGAAATGCAAGAAAGTATTAATGCTTATAAGGTGCAAGAGTTTATGGAACCTTCCTACCTTGATACAATTGATGAAGTAATTACAAGTGGTAATAACAACTTAGCACAAGATTTTTTTGCTGCTAATAGGTATACAGATGCAATATCTGGACCACTTAAAATATCAGAAATATCTAATGACATTGTACAATTGATGGTAGACCCTATAGTGCAATTATCTAGATTTATTGTGCCAGAAAGTATTAACTTTAGGCAAAGCGTACAGGTACTAAGGTTACTTAATGACCCAGAGTTTGCAGACCTTATTGATAAATACGCAATGAGAGATGGTCAATTTTTTGTAGACGGATTATTGGAAGGAGGAAATACAAGCATCAAAAATATTGCAGCTGACGCAATTAAAAATTATAGAAATGGTGCAGAAGCATACACAACATTAAATTTCGAAGAACTTATAAAAAACCAAAACTACATCAATGAGTTAAACGATAATATACAAGCCTTGTATTCTAGGTTTTCTAATCTACAGTTACAAGTAATGGATGTAACTGACAGCCCATTAGGAGATGCTATTCGTCAGAGCAAATACAAAGATGTTTTTATAGATAGTACAAGAGAAAACTTAAAAGGAAAAAATATTGTCGAGGGAATTAAAGAATTTTTTGGAGACATACAAATGGATTATTATACAGATGCTTCCGAAGGTGCTAATGAGTTAGGATTATTTAATGCAAATACATCAGAGTTTATAGAGCAATCATATTTTCTTGCTGATACCGAAAATGCCTACATTAATCATATACAACCAGCAAGTACTGTTTATGGAAACAACAATGTTCTTTTAGAAAAAATAAATAAACTGCAAAACATAGTTGCAGATGCACAGACACCTATTGATAATGGATTTGATATATTTAGTTTTAAACCACCAGTTGATGAAGTGTTTCACGCAGGACCTTCATTAGCTTTTTTAGATGATTTATACAATATACCAAACATAGGTGATGTAGATTTTTGGGATTGGCAACAAGGTATGTGGCAACCATTGACTGGTTCTATGGACACAATACAAGATGACATGTGGCAGGTTGCTAATCAATTAATAGGTGACAGTTCTAGATGGGATGAATTAATCGTTACAGAAGCTGCACAAAAAGGTATAAAGTTACCAGATAAATTAATTATTAAAGTAAAAAACCCTAGTAATGCAATAAGCCAATCTCTCTTTGGTATGGATAATAAAGTAGCTATACCAAATAAAATAAACATAGGTGAAACTGTAGGAGATTTAATAGACAATATGGATGCAGATAAACTACAAGAAGTAATGAAAGTAATTACTGAACCTAAACTTGGAAGTGCTATAGCTTCTACTGCTTTAAATTTTGCAAGGAAAGCAGGTAAGTTTGTTGGAGGTACAACAATATCAGCACTTGCACCAGGTGATGTAATAATAGAAAGAGGAATAAAAAAACTATTACCTAAGTTAGGACTAGCTGCAATATCTACACCAGCATTAGCTGCTTATACAGCTTATGAATTAGCGTTATTAGCTGCAGATGCAACTAAAGGTTTAGCAGATGCTAATAAAGCAGCAGGTGTAGGGCAAAATGAATATGGTGGTTTCTCATTTACTGGTGGTAAAACATTAGAAGGCAAAGATGCCGACTATAAAGCAACAGACTTTAGTAGTTATGGCAAAGATTTTTGGAAGGGATTTACAGAAGACAATGTTTCAGATAAATATTCTATTGGTTACAAGCTAACCAAAGAAGTACATAACGCTTTATTTGAAGATGTATATGGTAGAATAGCACAAGACTTATATGCAGGAACAGATAGCTAATGGCAGAAAATTACGACTTACTTAAACAATTAATCAATGGTCAAATATCAAGAGACCAGTATGAAAAAAAAGTTTATGACAGAAGAATTGCTGCGTTACGAGCAACAGTACCCCAAGAAATAACTGCAGAAAATGAAGAAGATTTACTTAATGCAAGAAGTACATTCATCACGGATAGATTTGGTACACCTCCACAAGATATAACTGCAGAGAATGAAGAAGAAGTATTAACAGCTAGAAGCCAGGGGATTGCTGATAGGTTTGGTACACCTCCACAAGATGAACCAGAACCAACACCAGTATTAACAGATGAACAAGCTAAAAGATTATTTGAAAGTCAAGTACCAGAAGAAGCAGGTAGCTTTGAAGCTGCACAAATTAAAACAGATATTGTTAGAGAAGGTGGAGGACCAGCACTAGAAAGTCAAGACAACGAGATTGTAGTTGATGATAGTGTAGAAGAACCTACAAGTGATAATGGTGCAGAAGAACCTACAGGTGATGAAGATACTGTTACTACAACAACAGTTGTTACAGAACCACCACCAGTAGAGATGATTGGTAGATTGAACTCACAAATATGGCAAGACACAACTGGACAAAAGTATTTAACATTTGGAATACCAGGAACAAATATGTTTATTAGGTATAAAGCTAGTGATGATGATTTATCTAGTTTCTTTACTACAGGTATGCCAGGTATTAGAAGCATTAGCGAAGACGAAGAAGATTGGAATAACTCATTATGGCTAGGTGGATACAACGAAATTGATGGTGACATAAAATTAGGTTTGTCTAATCCATTTGACGCTATGGTAGATAACTTTGCAAAGGTAAAAAAAGTACAGCCTTGGATGGAAACAGATGAGCTGTATTCATTGTGGCTAGAAGGTATTGTAGAAGATAGACCTATAGCTGATTATGAATGGCAAGGTACAGAGTGGTGGCAAACACACACACAAGAACAAAGAGATTGGTTACTTACTTCACAAGGTCAAGGCGTAGATAATTTACCAGCAGATGCTAAAGCATTTTTAGATAACAACAGAATTAGAGCAGCAGAGATACTTAGACAAAATGGTGTATCAAACGCTGATGAAGTTGTTAATGCAGATGGAGATAGTTTAGTAGAATTTTTTGCAACACAGCTTACAACAGGTAACTGGACAGAACTAACATGGGCTAGACAAGCACAAGGTTTAGGTGACCCATTAGCAGGTATTGATAGAGACAATCAATTAATAACTTGGTTAGAAGGAACACAGGAGTTACCAGTAGAAACTACACAGGCTGGATATGCACAAGTAAAATCTCTAGCACAGAAATGGTTAGGACCTAACTTTGCAGAGTTTGAGAATGCTAACTTAGATGAGTATGCAGGAATACTTAGAAACGCAGAGAGCGAAGCAGTAGGTATAGCTATGATAGAAGACAAACTTAAAAACATTAGGAAAGCATTATTTACTACTGATTTGTACGAGGAGAACTTAACATACGAAGACATAGCTTCACCTTGGCGTAACTATTCTTACCAGTATCTAGGAGAGAGAATGGATGAAACATCAGCAGAGTGGTTAAATATATTAAAAGCTAATGACCAAGAAAAAATAAATACTATTCTTACAGAGTACGGTTTAAACAATGATAATCAAACTATGTTTGATAAGGTGACTGATGGTATCGTAGAAGGTATTGCAGCACCAGTAGTTAGAGGAATTGCAACATAATGGCATTAACAGCAACAGCTAAACAAAAATTATTATCAGATGTAAAGCTAAAGTTTGGACAAGAGTTTCCAGATGAATTGCTTGATATTTATGTACAGGCTTTTATAGATACAAACCAAGATGCTAATGAGGCTGTTCTTATTATGAGACAGTCACAACAATATAAAAATTACTTTCCTGGTAATGTAAACCCAGATGGTGTATCTGTTAAATACACAGAACAAGAGTACTTAAACTTAGTAGATGCTTATAAAAGAAAGATAGAAAGCATTGGATTAAATGCTGAACTAATACTTACTAATGAAAGAGTAGAGACATTAGTAACTAATGTTGTTAGTAACCAAGAGTTTGGTAATAGAATAAATGCTTTGTATTCACAAGTAGTTACAGCAATACCACAAGTCAAAGAGTTTTATCAAAGAAACTTCGGCAAAACATTAACTGATGCAGAGATAGTTGCTAGTGCTATTGACCCTAACATAAGTGCAGGTCTAGCATCTGGTGCTATAAATGCAGGTGAGATAGTATCACAAAACATAGCTAGAGCACAGATAGGTGCAGAAGCATTACTTGCTGGTACAGATATAAGTCTTGAAGGTGCAGAAGAATTGAGACAAGCAGGACTTACAGCAGCACAAGCTAGAGCAGGTTTCCAAGTAGCACCTAGTCTTACAGAACTAGGAGCAGC